CGCCGGCGGTGCTCGCGATCGCGGCCGATGTCGGCGCCGTCCGGGAACGCCTTCACGTCCTCGAGGCGCGACCGGAGGCGTCGCCAGGACCGGCCGGCGACCGCGGCGCCGATGGCGTCGGCCTGGCCGATCCGCCGGTCGTCTACGACGGCCAGCGCACCCTGACGCTGTGTCTATCGAATGGGGCGCAAACGGTCGTCCAATTGCCGATCCAGATTTATCAAGGCGTCTGGACCGACGGCCGACTGTATGCCCGCGGCGACACGGTAACGGCCGGCGGCAACCTCTGGCACTGCAACACCGCGACGACGATCCGGCCTGGTCAGGACGTCGGCGCCTGGACGCTGATGGTCCGCCGCGGGCGCGACGCGAAAGGTCCGGCGCATGGCGGCTAACTGGATCACCCTGGCGGACGCCAAGGAACACCTGGACATTACCCATGCGCTCCGCGATGCGTTCATTCAAACGAAACTCGAGGAAGCGACGGCGATCGTCGAACGGTTTTTGAATTTCGATCTGCCCGACGAACCGTGGACGGCGGCGACGCTGCCAGGCGACATTCGCGCCGCGGTCCTCCTGGTGACGGCGGCGCTGTACGCCAACCGTGGGACCGACGACCAGCCGGATCCACAGCGCGGACCGGTGTTGTCGTACCGCGTCCAGTCGTTACTGGCGCCCTGGCATGTGTCGATTGTGGGATGACGAATGCCACCGCCCGCGCATCCGATCGGCCGCATGACCGAACCGCTGATCCTTCAATCGGACGATCCGCCGTCGTCGACTGTGGCGACGCTCGAGCGGACCGGATCGCGGGCGGACGCGGCGACCGCGACGCCGCACGGACTCCGGACCGGCGATTACGTCGCCATCGCCGGCGCGGTCCCGGACGGCTACAACGGCGATCAGCGTCAGATTGTCGTCGTCGACGACTCGCATTTTTGGTACACCGTCGACGACACGCTGACGACGCCGGCGACCGGATCGATCACCGTCGACTTCCGGTCCGATGCCCAAGGAGGCGCCGGTTCTGGCTGGTGGGATGTCGGCGTCCTGTACGGCCAGGTGCAAGCACTGTCGGCCTCCGAACGCCTGGCCGCGGAAGCGATCGCCTCGATCGCGACGTACCGCGTCATCGTCCATTACCAGCCGGACCTGTCGCCAAAAATGCGGCTAAAGTGGCTCCAATTCCAGACGACGACACCGACACTGCTGGAAATCGCCGGCGTCCTCCCGCATCCGGATCCGGCGTATATCCATCGGTATCTGATCCTCGAGTGCGGCGAAATCCAGGGCTGACCGATGCCACATTCCGCGCTGCAACCAGTCCAACAGGCGATGCATAAGGTACTGAACGTCCCGTCGCTGGTCGGCGCGTTTGATCCGGCGAATCCGTCGGCCTGTGCCGGCGCGCGGCGCGTCCAGGACACACCGACCGTCGCATCGACCGACGATTTCCCGTTCGTGTGGGTGGAGCTCGCGAACGAAACAAACCGATCCGGCCTCGGCCGCGGTCCCTGGCTGATGGAAATCGACGTCCGGATTCATACGTTTTCCACATTCGTCGGCATGGCGGAAATTCAGCGGATCAATACCGAAATCGTCGACCTGATCCGCCAGTCGACGCTGACGGTCCTGACCTGGCATCCGTGGGCCACGCCGCACGATCGGAATACGCTCCTTCCGTTTGAACAGTTGGCGGGCATCAAGGCGACCGAACTGGTCGCGATGTTCCGGTTGTATGTCGAAGAAATGGCGGCGCCATGATCGATCCACCGTCCGACGCGGCGCCGCTGATCCTGGACGACACCGGCCAGCCGGCGCGACGGCGCGCGGACCGGCGGTGTCCGCAGTGCGGCGCCGATCCGGACCAGCGGCAACTGTCCGGCGGATTCGGCGCCGCGATCCATGATGTCTGCCGGCGGTGCGGCTATGCGTTCACCGAACGGACCGCGGAACCATCGACGCGAAAGGCCAGACTATGAAAGCCGGATCTGCTCAGTTTTCCGTGTTCCGCGTCGACGGCTTCGATCTGTTACCGGCCAAACTGCAAACGGCGACCTACAAAATCACCGTCCCGCTAGAAATGACGGCCGGCCTCGGCGATCGATGGGAGGAACACACACCGACCGGCCTCCGCCGCGTCACGATTACCCAAACCGGCGCGTACTTCGACACGCGCCAGAACATGATTCATGACGTGTTCAAAGACACGCCGCTGACGGCGCGGGAACTGGTCCTGGCGCCGGCCGGCGATGTGCCAGGGAGTCCGTTGATCACCGCGACCGGCGCGTTTAACGCGTCGTATGACGTCCTGGCGAAAAACGCGGCGCTGACGAAAGCGAACGTCACGTACGTCATTAGCGGATCGGTGACGGAATCGGTGCTGGTCCAGGCGCCGACGGTCCACGCGTCGACCTGGGCGAACGAAACGATTCCGGCGCTGGTCGTCGACCGCGGCGCGGCGACCGCCGGCGGCGGCGTCGCCTATCAACAGGCGGTCGATGTCACCGGCCTGACCGGATTCGTCGGCACGATCCGTCATAGTCCCGATGGCGTCGTGTGGGCGGACCTGATCGCGTTTCCGAACCTGACCGCGGCGGGACCGCCGTCGGCGCTGGCGATCACCGGCACGATTGACCGGTACGTGAGCTTTAGCGGGACGCTCGCCGGGACCGGGACGATCCGCGTCGTCGCCAGTCTGAAACGGAACTGACACAAGGGAAGGAAGCCGATCATGCCAGGTAAATACGGATCACCGGATGTCACCGTCACGTACGACAACGCGCCAGGCGTCGCCGCGTCGCCGGTCCCGCTGACAAATTTCGTGATGGAGCTCGGCGCCGCGAAAATCGAAGTCCGGACGCAAACGAGTCATGCGTTCGGCGATCGATGGGAGGAACACACGCCGACCGGCTTTCGCGCGTCGCCGGCGATCAAGGTGTCCGGCCTGTTCGACACGACGCCGGCCGGTCCGCATGACACGCTGAAAGTCACCGACGCCGACGCCGATCCGAACGGCGGAACGCGGACTCTGGTCATCGTGTTCGGCGACGGGAAAACGTTCACCGTCGAAACGCGCCTGACCGATTATGAAGTGGCCGCACAAAACGCGGCGCTCACGGAATTTACCGCGACCGTCCAACCGACGGGACCGGCGGTCTGGTCGTAACGCCGATGTCGATTTTCGCCTCACGGATCCAGCGGACGATCGAAATCCCATTCGATCCGCCGCATACGGTGACGATTCAAAAACTCGCCGGCCGGCACCTGGACGACGCGCGCCAGGAACAGCAATTCGCGTCGATGGCGTTCGTCAAACGTCTGGGCGGCTTGGCCGAGTTTCGCCGCGAACTGGCCGGCGCCGGCGACGCCGAACGCGTCGCCCAACAGATCCAGGCCGCGGCCGGCGATCCGTTTCGCAAGTACGCGCGATCGGTCGTTCTGTTGAAAGGTGTCAAAGCCTGGACGTATGACGAACCGGTGACGGCCGACACGCTGGACGATCTGACCGATGACGTCGCCGACTGGCTGGCGCGTCAGATTTTGGATCTGACCTTGCCGAATGGCGACGCGGAAAAAAAAACCTCGCCGACGTCCACCGCGCCTTAGACGGTGACGGACCGCCGCCGTTCGAGCTCGTGTTATCGCGGCTGTGTGAGGAATTTCATTGTCTGCCGTCGCAAGCCTGGCGCGAATGGCGGCGTCTGCCGGCGGGCATGTTGGATCGGATCCTGGCGGTCCGCGCCTATGCCCGCATGAAAGCCGTGTACGACGCACGCGGACGCGGAACCGCCGATCCGCCGCTGATGCAACTGGTGAAGGACATCGACTTTCAACTGGTCGCGGAGGCACGCGCGACCGATCGGGCGGCGGGATGACCTTGACCGCGACGGTCGACAGCCGCGCCGTCATCCAGGGCATCGGGACGCTCGTCGCGGATCTGCGGACGCGGACGAAACAGGCCGCGGCGGAATCCGCGGATGCGGTGGTTCGTGAGGCACAAGCGCGCGTCGCCAGGCGGACCGGCGACACGATGCGATCGATCCATCGCGAGGATTCGTACGACGGGCGCGGATCGGTCGTCCTGGTGACGCGGAACGCGCCGCGGCAACTTCCCTATTGGCTGGAATACGGAACACGCTACATGAGTCGACAGCCGTTTTTGTTCGCGTCGGCGGCGCTCGAGGCGGGACCGCACGCGGACCGGACGGCGGAGGCGGTCGCGACCGCGATCGCGGTCAACGGATTCGGAGGGTAATCGGATGGCTGGCGACGATCCGGGCATGGTGATTCGCGTCGCCGCGGATCTGGACGATCTGGAATCCAGTTTGGCGGAGGCGACCGGCGCGATCGCCGACCTGTCCGGCGACCTGGCGTCGGCGTCGGCCGCGTTCGATGGCGGCGCGATCGTGGCGGAAGCCGCCGCCGCGGAATCGGCGCTCGAGCAGATTTCCACCGCCGCCGCCGGGACCGCGACCGAACAGGAAGGGATCAACGCCGCGGTCAACGCCGGCGCGACCGCGTACGACCAGCTGGAACAGGAAGGGGCGCCGGCGCTGAACACGCTGACCGCCGCGACCAAAGACGTCGCGACGGAAACCGGCGGCTTGTCGGCGACGATCCTGGCCGCGGCGACCGCGTTTGGGACGTTCGCCGCGAATCTGGCGCTCGAAGGGATCCAATTCACGATCGGCGCGATCAAGGATCTAGGCGCCGCGATGGTCGACATCATCCTGACCGGATCGGATGTCGCCGACCTGTCCGGATCGTTCGACACGCTGACGGCCAGCGCCGGCTTACTCGGCGACACGCTTCTGACGCGCCTCCGCGCCGGGACGCAAGGCACGATTACCGATCTGGATCTGATGACGACGGTCAATCGGGATCTGAATGCCGGCTTGTCCTTGACGGAAACACAGTTCGGCGTCCTGGCGGATGGCGCGTTCGCGCTGGCGCAAGTCACCGGCGATGATGTCGGCGCCGCGTTCGACACGCTGAATCAGGCCATGCTGACCGGACGCACGCGGGCGCTGGACCTCCAAGGCGTCCACGTCGATCTGACGCGGGCGGAACTGGAATACGCCGACGCTCACAACATCGTCGGGCGGGAGCTCGAAAAGAACGAAAAACTCGAGGCGGCGCGGGAAGGGATTCTAAATGCCGTCGCCGCGTCGACCAAACGCCTCGGTGAGCAAACCGCCGGCCTGGATGAAATCGTGCAACAAACGGAAGTGTCCTGGTCGAACTTCCGCGCGCAATTAGGCAAAGCGATCAACGAAAGCGACGTATTGACGACCGGGATCCGCGCCTTTCAGAAAGCCGTCATCGACGCATTTGGCGGATCGACGGAAGCCGCGATCGCGAACATTACCAAACTGGTCAATTGGATCGCGATCGGCGTCGTCGATCTGGGTGTGAAAGTCATCGACTTTGCGACGTTCGCGGTCCAGGCGTTCGGCGTCGTGAAAACCCCGATCGACGCGATCGCGACCGCCATCATCGCGCTATCGGCGACGCTGACCGCCGGCGTCGCGGATCTGCTCGAGCTCGCTGCCCAGGCGCCGGTCGTCGGCGACAAGTTCCGCGGAATGGCGGAGTCGGTCCGCGGCATGGCGGACGCACAAGCGGCGGCGCGCGACCGCGGGCGCGAATCGCTGGCGGCGTCAATCGAAATGGCAACCGGCCAGGGACCGCTGATCGATGCGCTCGGCCGGACGCGGCAAGTCCTGATCGATACCCAAGGCGCGATGCAAGCCGTCAAGGACAAAACCGACACCGCCGCCGCCGCCGCCCGCGACCATGCGACCGCGGCCGACGAACATACCGCGGCGCTCAAACAAACCGGCCTGACGGTCGACGGCTTGATTCCGACCGTTCGCGATTTTACCGACGTCATGGCGGTATTGAAACGGCCGGTCGATGATGTCGGCCAGAACGTTCGCGACTATGACGCGGCGCTGGCCGGCGCCATTCCGACGACGCGGACCTTTACCGATGCAATGGCGGCGCTGAAAAAACCGGTCGACGATAACGACGCCAGTCTGGGCGTCATGACGACGACGGTGGACGAGTCGGCCGACGCGATGGCGGACGCCGGCGCCGCCGCGGTCGACATGTCGGACAAGGTACGCTTCGCCGCCGAAACGGTCGAACGGATGTCGGTGTCCTGGTCGGAGGCGATGGATCTGGTTCGCCAGGGCAAAGGCACGATGACGGGATCGATTTCGGCGCCGGGAAACATCCTGGCCGGTAAGCCGGCGGCGCAATGGGCGAAAATCGCCGCGGACGCCGGCGGCGTCGTCCGGTTCGACGATTACAACAGTCCGTACGTCGATTTTTCCGGCGGCTTCTCTGGCAGTGCGACGCCGAACATGGCGTACACGAATATGGCCGATCTGGAAAAACGGTTCGGCGGACCGTTCGGCCTGTCGGCGGCGATGATGGCGCCGTTTATGGGGAGTGCCGGAACGACCGTCACACAGAATGTCAACGTGTCGACGGTCATGGGCGATAAAAACGAAATCGCGCGGATCGTCAAGGAAGCACTGGCCGACGACTGGCGAACGACGGGAGTCCGTGCCTGATGGCGATCAGCGGATCCGCGAAAGCGATCACACCGGCGCGATCGAACCTGGCGCGGTCCGGTGCGACGCGTTCCGGCTGGCCGCTGGTCGTCGGGCGTCCGGCCTGGCTGTATGCGCTGTCCAACATCGCGCGATCGGGCGCGACGCGATCGAATTACACATCGGGCCGCGGCTTCGTGCGGATCGGCGGGATTCACGTCGGCACGATTCCGACGTCACCGACTGACAAGGTACTGGGCGGTGTCACCATCACCGATGCGCTCAACGACCAGCCGAACCGCTGTACCTTCCGCGTCCGCGGGTTGATTCCGGCGATCGGCGCCGATGTCATCTATACGATCGGATCGAAAAACAACGGCGATCGCCTGTTCGCCGGTCAAGTCCTGACGACCAGTCAAGGGTATGTCGGGACGCCGGCGAATTACTGGCACGATGTCGCCGCGATCGATTGGACGTGGGGCGTCAATCAACGCCTGGTCGCGCGGCGCTGGACCGGGACCAGTGCGACGACGATCGCGACGGAGCTCGTTGCCGCGGGCGCTCCTGGGTATGGCGTCGCGGGCATCGCCGCCGGCCTCCCGGTGCTGGACGAATTTACGACGACGAATGAGGAAGTGTCGACGGCGCTGACGGCGCTGGCGCGGCGGATCGGCGGCTATTGGTACGTGGACTATGACCGCCAGGTTCACCTGTTCACCGGCCAGGAAGCCGGCCAGACGTTACCGACGCCGATCAATCCGATCCATCCGACGCTGACGAACCTGGTCATCGATCGCGACGGATCGCAGCTGGTGACGCGCGTCTACATCGAAGCCGGCGGAGCGGTCGCGCTCGGTGACGTTCGCGCCGGCGACACGATGATTCCGGTCGCGACCGTCAGTTGGTACGACGCGTCCGGCGGCGTCGTCGTGTCCGGTCCACAGCGGATCACGTATGGCGGTGTGATGACGGGCGGCGGCGGATCGCTGGTCGGTCCAGGCGCGGCGCCGGTCGTCGCGCCGGTCGGTGTCGTCATCGCCGGCGCCGGCATCGAAGCCGGCGAACACGCGTACGCGGTCAGTTTCGTCACCGCCACCGGCGAATCTCTGGCCGGTCCGCGGCTGGCGCTGACGGTCGGTGTCATCGCGGCGCCGACGACGCCGCCGACGATCGGGAGTCAACTATTCGGCGCCGGTCCGGATCCTGGGGCGCATACCTGGGTTGTGACGTTCGTCACCGCCAGCGGCGAAACGACCGCCGGTCCGGGCGCCAGCGTCACGATCGATCCGGCGCCAGTCCCGCTGTCGGCGCCGACGCCTGGAACGCCAGGATTCGGCGGCGCGATGGCGCAAGGGTCGTACAGTTACGCCGTCACGTTCGTTACACCATCCGGCGAGTCGACGATCGGTCCGCAGAGTCCGCCCGTCACCATGATCGCGACCTCGCTGGCGCCGCCGTCCGTCGGTGTGCCGGGAACGGCGATCCTGGGCGGGAACATCATTCCCGGATCGTATGCGTACGCTGTCGTGTTTGAAACGGCCGACGGCGGGATGACGACGGCCGGTCCGACTGGTCCTTGGATTGACATGGTGTACACGAAACTGGCGCCGCCGCCGACCGCGCCGACCGTCGTCATCAATGGGAGCGGCGGATTGACCGGCGGCGTCGCGTACCAATGGGCGTGTACCTTCATGACCGCGAACGGCGGCGAAACGACGTACGGGGCGCTGTCGGACTGGATCACCTGTCCAGGCGCCAGCGGCGTCGCGACGCTGACGAATCTCCCGATCGGGCCGGCCGGAACGACGGCGCGTCGGATCTACCGAACGACCAGCGGATCGAACTTGCGGCTGGTCGGCACGCTGACCGACAACACGACGACGACGCACACCGACGGGCAACAAACCGGCGCTCTGGGCGGACCGCCGCCGGCGACGAACACGACACAGGGACCGATCACAACCGCCGTCGCCCTGACCGACATTCCGAAAGGTCCGACGGGCATCGTCGCGCGGCGCCTCTATCGATCGGCCAGCGGCGACAGTTTGCAATTGCTGACGCGGATCGCGGACAACACGACGACGACCTACACCGACACCGCCCGCAGTGCGGACGGCGGATCGCCGCCGGCGACGAATACCACCGTCGGCACCTGGACCAGTTCCGTCCCGCTGACCGGGATTCCCGTCGGACCGGCCGGAACGAGCTCGAGGCGCCTGTATCGATCGGGCGGCGGTCCGAACCAACTGGTCACGACGATCAACAACAACAGTACGACGACCTACACCGACACCGCCGCGACCGGATCGCTCGGCGCCGCGCCGCCGGCGGTCAATCTCGCCGGCCAACGCCAGGTGCAACTGTCGAAGATTCCGACCGGCGGTCCCGATGTGACGGCGCGGCGCGTCTACCGCACGCGGGCGAATCAGACGCCGTACGCGCTGACGCTGACGCTCAACGACAACACGACGACGACCGCGACCGACACGACGCCAGACGCCGGCCTCGGCGCCGCGCCGCCGGACACGTCGACCGCGCTGGCGGCGCGCGTGCAATTGACCAGCGTCCCGACCGGACCGACCGGCGTCACACAGCGGAAGATTTACCGGACGAAAGCCGGCCTGTCGGCGCTCCAATTGCTGACGACGATCGCCAACAACACGACGACGACCTACACCGACGCCGCCGCGGATGCGACGCTCGGCGCCGCGCCGCCGGGCGCCGACCTGTCCGGCCTGTCACAGCCGTCCGGCAGTGTCAACGCCGGCGCGACGACGCTGATCGTCGCCGGCGCCGGCGCGTTTCCGGCGTCCGGCGGATGGGCCGTCGTCGGCAATGGACAACAGGTGATTCGCTATACCGGCGTCAGCGGAAACACGCTGACCGGGATTCCGGCGTCCGGCGACGGATCGATTACCGCGTCCATTGCCTACAATTCGACGGTGACGGTCGCGCCGGCGCTCACCGGGATTCCGGCGTCCGGCGCCGGCGCGATCCTCTATCGGATCACCGAAGGCCAGGACGTGAACCTGTGGATTCAAGTCGACGACATCGCCGCACAACAGGCGGTCGCGCTCCTGTTCACGTCCGCCGCCGGCGGTGCGCATTCCGGCATCATCGAAGATGTGATCCAGGATCGGCGGCTGTCGGCGACCGAGGCGCGGGCGCGCGGGCGCGCGCATTTGCAGCAACGGCGAAGCCTCCAGATCCGGATTCGCTATCAGTCGCGCGATATCAACTCGCGATCGGGGCGGCTGGTGACGGTCAATCTGTTGTCGCCGCCGTACGCGATCAGTTCGACTTTCATGATTCAAACCGTGCGGATCCAGCACACGACGCCGGACCTGGGACCGACGTTCGACGTCGACGCCAGTTCGGAACGGTTTTCATTTGAGGATCTGTTACGCCGCTGGCGCGACACACCGGAAGGATAAAACACGATGGCGATTCAACGGACGCCGATGGTCGATGACGACGGAAGCGGAACGACCGGGACCGTCATCAATAACGCGTGGAAAACGGAACTGTACAACCAAATTGACGCGGCGCTGTCCGCCGCCGCGGTACCAGCCGCCGGCGCCTGGACGCCGACCGACGCATCGGGCGCCGGCCTCACGTTTGGGTTTGCCGTCGGTGATTACATCAAGGCGGGACCGCTGGTCGTCGCGACTGGCGAAGTCACGTTTCCAGTCACAAGTAATTCCGCGCCGTTCAAACTCGGCGGCTTACCATTCCCGTCGGCGGCGCCTGGACACAACGGCTATAGCGCGGCGGTCGGCTTCATCAATCTGCAAGCGACGGCGACGGTCTATTGTCCGGCCGGAACGACCAACGTCATCGCCTATCGGACGACGGGCGCGGTCCTCACCAACGCGGAAATGAGCGGCTTGTCGATCCGGTTTACGCTCAGTTATCGCACCTAACACGGACCGACCGGCGCACCATACGACGGCGGATCGACCGGCGCGGCTGGCGCGACCGCCCGCGCGATCGGCGCCGGGACCGGAAACGCGCGGAATAGATCATCCAGCGCGAAACTGAGGATCATTTGTAACATTCCGTCCGGTGTGTGTTCGACGCGCCGGGCGCGTTCGGTCAACATCGCCAGTTCGTCGGTCGTCACCGCGATCGATACCGTCAGAGTCGTCCGGTCCGGATCCTGGTTCACGGTCGGTCCTCCGCCGGCGCTGGTTCTACCACGGTCCGCCGGCCGGCGCGAAATCGCTGGCGAAACTTTTCATCGTCGAACGACCAGGAAATTCGGCACAATGGCGCCGGACCAGAGGCGCCAAACATGTCCGACCAGCCGATCGTTACTAGCCTACTGAGCTCGCACGCGACGTACCTGACGGCGGAGCTCGATCTGTCGGTCAGCGCCGATCGCGTCTACGAAAGTCCGGGACCGTGGGAACTGTGGACCGTCGTCCAGCCGAACGTCGACGATCCGCACACGATCGCGCTCCTGTCGCATCATGGCGGCTTTCTGTGTGCGGAGGCGGGCGGCGGATCGACGGTGACGGCCGATCGCGTCTACGACAGTCCGGGACCGTGGGAACAGTTCCGCGCCGTCCCACATGACAGCGGCGGCTATGTGCTCCTGTGTCACGACGGGATCCACTATCTGACCGCGGACCTGGCCGGCCAGGTGACGGCCGGCGCGACCGCGATCGGCGCCTGGGAAGTCTGGACGCTGACGCCGGATCCGTTCTATGTCGAACCACCGCCGCCCGATCCGGATGGCGGCGACGGCGAAGCGATCGCGCCAGGGAATCGCGTCCCACAGGGCGCTATTCGCCTCGAGCGGCGCGTCTGTTGTGATGACGCCGGCGCGTTCCTGGCGCTCGGGGCGTCGTTTTTCTGGGCGCCGCGCGCCTTTCGCGACTATCGCGATCGCTATGACCTCAACATGGCGTACTTGGCCGAACACGGCTTTACGTACTACCGCGCGTTCGTCCTGACCGGCGGCTGGCCGGAACCGGACGCCTGGGAACATGCCGGCGCGTTCCTGCCGTGGGCGCTCGAGGTACTACCGGCCATGCTGGATGACGCGTACGACCGCTACCAGTTGCGCTGTTCGCTCACGCTGTTCGATGGCGAAGTCCAGACGCCGACCGATGGCGATCAGGATACGTTCGTGCGTCAGGTGTGCGACCTCCTGAGTCCGCGGATGCACACGATCCAGGATGTCCAAGTCGCGAACGAATACGGTCCCTGCCAATGGGACTATCCGAAAGGGATCGAACGCCTCCGCCGGCACGCGCAAACCTTGCGATCGCGCCTGGGACCAACGGTCCCGATCGGCCTGTCGTCGCGGTCGACGGCAATGAACGACGGATCGCCGGACGAGGTATACGCCGAATGCCACAAGCTATTCGACGGCTTGATTCCCGATGTCGTCACCGTCACCGTCAATCACGACAGCCGCGACACGACAAAAATTGATGGTCCCTGGCGCCATGTCCGACAAGGATGGGAACGCGTCGTTAGCGATCCGCACACCGGCGCACAGCTGGAACCGGACGCGTCGATCGATGACGAACCGATGGGACCGTCATCGTCGGTCGCGGTGGAGGAATCGCCGTCGCGGATCGTCGGGAAATCGATCGTCGACTGGATCAGCGGCCGACACCAATACTGCTATCACACCGACGCGGGCATTTGGTCGACGCTACTGAATCCGGCGTACATCGACGCGACGCGCGGCTGTCACGATCTGATCGCCGATCATCCGGCGTCGCCGATCGTCGGCCAGGTGTGGCGGACGCTGATTCCGAAACTGCCGGCCGATCTGCCAGTCTGGGAACGCACGCGTCACGGATTCGACAATCATCCATTCGCCGCGTCGTTTGAACAGGACGCCTCTGGCGGCTTCTCGCAAATTTGGCCGGATCAAGTCACGAACTATGGCGTCGTGCGCGCGTACGCGGCGCTCGAGGATCCGCGATTTCTCGTGGCGCTGACGGGCATCAAGGATCGGATCGACCTGGTGTGGACAAAGGCGATGACGTTCACCGTCTACCGCTGTGGATCGGTGGAACCGGTCCAGGACGTCGACGCCGCCGGACCAGGATCGCTGACGCTGGCGGAGTCGATCGATACCGACCTGTTGATTATTGGATCGTACCGATGATCGCGGCGCTGATGCGCTGGCGCGCGGAGCTCTGGTGTGCGCTGTGGCATCGACGGCCGGCGATGTTTGCGCGCGACGCGAATCACCGTCCGCTGTGGGAATGTACAAAATGCGGACGGACCTGGCCGCGGTCCCAACCGTCGCGTACGACCTTGGTCGTACGCGCGCATCGCGTCAGGTAAATGTTGCCGCGATTCTGCGGTATTGTCGTTTACTTGTGACACCTGGTTCCGGTCCCCGCCATTTTTTTGCTGAGTCGGTGAGACACTTTTCCGGAGTCGGTCCCATGTCCAGACGTGTAACACTTCCGACCGCCGCGGCGCGGCGGCGCTCGATCAGTTCCGACGAACGCCGGTTGATCCGGGAATTTCGCCGCTGTAGTTCGCTCCGCCGGCGGTCCCTGATCGACGTCGCGATTTTGTATGCCGACGCATCGGCGGGAGAAGTGTCGCCACGGTCAACAATGCGGATCGACCTGCGATCGTCGCCTCCCCGTACGCCGTAGTCAACGCCAACAGTTCCGGCGACGCGGCGACGGGATGCAGTTTCGCGACCAACAACACGACATCGAACAGGCGCCAGCGAAACACCGCCAGGTGTGCCGATAGCGCCGCCATCGTCCGGATCTGCCCGCGTTCGTGCGCTTGCACTGTGGCGAAGTTCGGACCGCCGCGGCGCATGACATCGCGCAAGGTCCAGCCGCGCCGCCGGCGCTCACGCTGGAGTAATCGCCCAACGGTCCGCCATAACGCGACATCCACCATCGCCGTTAGTGTAGCGGTTAATTATGTTCAAGAAAATATGCGCGGAATCTTAGATTCCTAGAGCGGTTTGTAAGCTGGACTAGAGGCTCGAAAAAAACAGTTGCCGGACGGCGATCGATTTCGCTAGGATTCGCCGCCTATGCGTCCGAACCTGCGAC